GCTAGAACAAAGTTACAAAGATAACAAGATGCAATTAAAGAGTTTCCATTGCAAGAATATTATTTTGCTAAAATGCCCGATTTTGAGATTTTGAGGAATCCTTGTGAATATGTGATTAAAAATATGAATGATCATCTAGACCAAGTTGCATTAATGGAATAGTGGATGGAAAATTATCCATAACCAATGTACGAAACAAAACAAGGTTTAGTTCCATTTCATGAATTAGAGAATGTTCATAAGCAATATACTTAATCAGGTTGGAGTGTAGTTAAATAGGGACAATAAACAAAAGAGTTTGAATGGAGCAGTAAGATACTACAAAATAGCATATCAGCTCTATGTAGGTAATTGTCTGGAAGGGTACTCTATGATGATAACCATGTGAAGTAATTTAAACATTTTGCATATGGTTTTATCAGTGAGTTGGTTTAGAAGATCTTTTCTTAAGATCTTTCTCAGTTAGACGACTTTGATTTGTTGGCTTACACAAATAAAGATAATTGGGCATAATCAAAGTAACACACATACAGATTGAATATATATTAACAACTTAAAGCCACTTAAAAATAGGACTATAAAGGATCAAGTGTACTAATGGTGAAGAGTGGTGAAGTGTACACTTCCGATAGTGACTTTAATGTGAGAAGGGGATATCTGTATGATTAAGAGTCTAGACCCAGAGCAGTAATGAATCCTAGTAAATATAAAGTTGGTTTAATGGCTGCAATATAAAGTGCATTCTGGGGTTATATTAAGACTGCTTGTCCAGGTTTTGTATAAGGTTTGACCAAATAGTAATAGATAGAACTAATACAAAACAATATTTCTGAAAATTGGGTTAGTATATCTATGGACGGATCTGCGTTTGACTCATCCCAATATGAGAAATTGTAGAAATATGTGGATAATGAATTCTGGATATAAATAAAACCATTAATAAGGAGAATTATATCGAATAGCGTAAATTCAGGATTAGTATAGAATGTTGAGGTTGTAATAGAAAATCTTATGGACTCCCTTTTGAACACTAAAAATCTAGTTTTTACTAGATTGCCTGGTGTAAACGGTAGTCCTTGGCCTAAATATGTAACTCAATAATTTTATAGAGACCATTCGAGAGAGGAAAATCC